GTTACCTTGTACTAGGTTATTTCAAGACCTTGAATAATATTTTGGAAAACTATCAATAGATCTATCCAATAGATTTAACGATTTTTATTTGCCAGTGGCATTCCTTTATAAAATTTCTTAGGAACATTAAAGGGGATTTTAAAATCCTTCTTTAATACTCGAATTAATATCTTACAAGTAAAATGACTAGAAATATTTTTATTAAAATCTAGGGGACTGTTAGCAGCAAGTAATCCTTTATCTCTTGATATAAGAGATATTGGACCACGAGCCAATAACATAATCTCACCTAAGAATTCCAATGGGAATTCTAAGGTAGGATCAATATCCTTTTGTAATAAAGGAATTATTGATATTCCGGAAAGTGGAGTAACCATATGACCGGAAGAGAAAGAGTTATAATAGACAGCCAGTTTATCTGAAATTTCTGTTTCAGCCCTTATAAAAGGTGAAGAAACAAGAATTCAGAATTCACTGAATGCTTTTATCTTTTCTAATTCTTCCCCTTTCAAATTAATACTTTTTGTTCAAGCCTCAATTAAGGGGTTATGATCAAAAGCAAGTGTATTAACTTGAAAAGCTGCTTGTTGAAAAAGTTTTTGAGTCAAGGTAGAAATACCTTTATCTAAACTAATTCAGTAACGCAGAGGCATATCATTGAGGTATGAACCTAAGTCTTCATCAAGAAAAGGTGAAGTTGAATGAATTTCATTCAATTGCCTTCTATATAGATGTTGACCGGTTTGTAATTCTTTAGTATAATTTCTACGAAAGTAGATTAGACCAGAGAATATACCAAAAATGGTTAAGAAGTGCTCTAAAGTTAAACCTTTAGAGTCCTCAAGTTTTAAAGACCCAACTTTAAAAGGTCCACTCAAATTAGGATTTAATAAATCTCAATTTGGGGCTATAATCTCTACCAGCTGCCTAAAAGGTCTGTTTACAGAACAGTTAGACATTGTTGTTAAAAGGTTAGTACAAAAAGTTATAAAACTTTGAAAATTG